AAAAAACCCATTTTACCCAATTGTAAGCGTTAATATTTCTGATTGGAGCGTTTCTAACGCTCCTTACAGTCAGTACGATGTTGTGTATGCGCCTAGCGGTCCCGCCGCTGGTCAATGTTTAATATCAACTTACGACGGGAATGTGGAGTCTGGGGTGCCTGCGTCCTTAGATGGCGGCGCTGGCCTTGGGGCTTGGGAGAATTTCCAAAACGAAGATTTTGACTTTAGCGACGTATGGACCCCTTCTTATAATGCCAGTACGACCCATGAGCCCAATGTCTCTTACATTCAGTTCTGCGACGGGTATACGCAAAGGCAGGCGAACGGCACAAACCACCAGAGGGTTGTTTTTGATGTAAGTTTTGAGGACGTATCGAACGCCGAAGCTAAAAGCGTCCTATCCTTCTTTGAATATAAAGGGGGGGTTGGCAAGTTCAAGGTGACTATCCCTGAACCTTTTGGCGTACAAAAATTATTCATAGCTAAGGACTGGTCTCATCAGTTCGCTGGCTACGACAGGAACACTATAACAGCTAAATTCATTGAAGTCTTTGACAAGAGCTTTAACGAAGAATTTACCCTAAGCTAATATGTCTAATATTGATATTAACGCAGAATTTATGTCTTTAACTCCGTCCGCTCTTGTTGAGCTGTTTGTTATTGACACAACTGAAATCGAAGGGAATAAATTACCTATCAGTGAGCAGACCATGTACTTGCATAATCACGTGACCACTGATTTGACTCCAGTATATTTCGACGGTCAAAAATACAACGCCGCCCCTTGTGAATATAAGAAGAACGAAATGAAGAGTGATAGCACTCAAACGCCAAGACCTGTATTTACTATCACGAATTATGGCGGGTACGTTTCAAGAGTTCTTCGTCAAACCTCTGGGCTCATTGGTGCGAAGGTAACTAGGAGAAGGGTTTATGCAAAATTTTTAGACACACTTACTTGGCCCAATAATCCTCCATCTTGGTCTACCCCGAATATTAATAACTATACTTCCGAAGACATTTACTTGGTTAACAAGAAAACGTCTGAATCTAAGGATTCTGTGGAGCTTGAGCTAGCTACTGGCTTAGAGCTTGAGGGGGTCAGACTTCCTAAGCGAAAAATGTTTGCTAACGCTTGCGTCTTTGAATATAGAAACTCTAGTGGTTGCCCCCATTCTGGCGCTCCAGTCGCGGACGTTACAAATAAAAAGTTTTTTGATTCTAGCGGGTACAATCTTACAGCTAATGATCGTGGAGAATGGAGTGACGTGAACACTTATAACGCTGGGGATTACGTATACATAAACTCCACGACAAAAACCAAAGAAGGAAGCGCTGACCCAAGACAATACTTTTATACCTGCGTTGGCTCATCGGTTATTGGGCCAACCACCCGCCCATCATTCGATTCTACGAATTGGATTCCAGACCAATGCTCTAAAAAACTCAACGGTTGTAGCTGCCGATTCTCTTCTAGCAACCTCCCTTTCGGAGGGTTCGCAGCATTATCAAGATCTGGCTTTTAATGAATAAGTATATTAAAGATCAAGTTAGGGAGCATTGTCTTTCTGCCGTTCCTCAGGAGGCTTGCGGGCTTGTTGCTTGTAACTACGTCACGGGGGCCGTAACTGTATATCCTTGTGAAAATAAAGCTGTAGATAAGTTGACTCAGTTCGAGGTAGATTTAAAAGATTTCGTTTACTGTAGAGAGAAGTACGGGGAAATTATTGCCGTTTACCATTCTCACAGCTCCCCCGACTTTGGGCGGGGCGTAGGATTTTCGCCGCAGGATATCGATCAGTGTAATGAGTGTTTGACCCCTTTTCTTCTATATACCCACCCAGAGGACGAATTTCTGTATTTAGAACCAGAAGGGTATCAGCGCAAGCCTTTAGTAGGTAGACCTTTTGTAAGGGGTCTCTGGGACTGTTACACTATCTGTAGGGATTACTATCGTCAAGGCGGTTTGGAGCTTGGGTATTATTTTCCCCCAGAAGATGACGCTTTGGATGGTTACGACCATTTTGAAGCTAACTTTGAAAAAGAGGGGTTTAAAGAAATTCCATTCTCCGAAGCCAAAAAGGGGGATGCCCTCTTATTTAAGGTAGGGAAAAGCGAAACTATCAATCATGCTGGAATTTTTCTCGGAGGAAAATCTATTTTACACCAACCAATTAAAGGGATATCGTGTATAATAGATATAGATCACAGGCTGATGAAATATCATCACATGGTCGTTAGGAATACGGATTACGAATATGGCGAAAATAATTTTACAAGGTAAGCTTGGTCAGGAATTTAAAAAGGAGTGGAACCTTTCGGTTAAAACTCCTCAAGAGGCTGTACGAGCACTGGAGGCCAATACTCAAGGGAAATTTTCCGAATACCTTCAAAAAACCGCATTGGAAAAGAATGTTGGTTATAAATTCGTGGTCGATAAATACGAAATCGTTGATCAGGCTGATACGGTTTTGTTCAACAAAATTTTAGACGATAACTCGATCATTGAGATTATTCCTACTGTAGGTGGTAGGGCCATCATAACATACATCATTGTCCAAGTAGTCATATCTGTAATCAGTTCCGTTATATCCGCCTTGCTCGCGCCGTCCCCAGAGGTTAATCTTGGGTCTGGCGACGGAGGAGAGGGGCCAAGAAAGGAGTCCTTCCTATTTAACGGTCGTGAGGGCGCCGCAAAACAAGGTAACCCAATCCCAGTTGGATATGGACGAATGCTTGTTCCGTCTATCCCTATTAGTTTAGATTATATTTATAAAAACGCACTAGAAGGAAGCGGTGGAAGCAGCTTTTACCCGCCCGATCCAAGCAACTACGAGAATCAAGGTGATTATTGGAAAGATTATTATAAATATAATGGTTTGGTACCTTGGGAGAATTAAAAGATGGGAAAAGAATATAAAGATACTATACAGCCAAGTGGTGTAGCTAACGTCGTAGATTTACTATGTGAAGGTGAAATCAAAGGTCTTGTCGATGGGGAGAAGAGTATTTTTCTCGATGGGGCTCCATTAGAAAATGATAATGGAACTAGTGATTTTACAGCGACTAAAAACGCCTTCGATGAGGTAGAACATTTTAGAGCTGGGCTCGATGGCGACAATCAAACCGTACTTCCAGAACCTTTCGATAACATCAGAATTCCTCTCGGTTTACCTCGTTCAACCAAATTAACTAAAAGTAAAGCTGTTGTAACAACCTTTAATACTAATAGTTACCCGAACGTAACTGAAGTTTCTGTAAATATCAGGTTTAAAGCCCTCTTTAGGAATTGGGATCAGGACGCCCTCGATTCTCCTGCGGCAAACTATAAAGACTCAAGGACTGTTAGCAGATACAAGTCTTTAGCTAAAAGTCATGAGGTTGGAGATATCTCCAAAGGTATTGTTCATTTTAAAATTTACCTTCAGCACAACGATGGCGTTTATAAGCAGATACTGGATAGGGTTGTTGAACAAAAAAGTTCTGGAGGCTTTATCTCTAACTACAGGTTTACTCCGCCTATTGACAACTCAAAAGATGTACAATACTATAAAATCAAAGTTGTACGACTCACTGAAGATCCTAGTGAATTTAAAAGTTAACGATGCGACCTCTGTTGATTCTATTACGGTTAAAATCAACAATAAGTTCTCTTAACCCAAATAGCTCGGTTATTGGCCTAAAGATTGACGCTGAAACTTTCCCAAGCATACCTGAAAGAAAATACTTGATGGACCTTATGAAAATTAAGGTTCCAACAAACTACACTCCAGCGGGGTACGATTCGAAGGGCGTTAGAACGACTGATCCGTCATATTCTGGTATCTGGGATGGTACCTTTAAAACCGTTTGGTCTAATAATCCTGCTTGGGTATTTTTCGACCTCATCACTAATCAAAGATATGGTTTAGGGGAATATATTCCTGAAGATAGCGTCGATAAATGGAGTTTATACAGCATAGCTCAATATTGCGATGCTGTAGATGGTAACGGGGATTTTGAAGGCGTCGATGACGGTATCGGTAATCTCGAACAGAGGTTTACGGCAAACTTGCTTCTCACGTCAACTGACGAAGCGTACACGGTGGTTAAATATTTGTCGTCCGTATTTCGTGGCGCAACGTACTGGATGAGTGGGTTAGTTTTCCCCGTTCAGGATCGCCTTAAAAATTCGGTTCAGCAGTTCACCAACGCTAATGTCGTAGATGGGGCATTCAGCTACTCATCTACCGAGAAGGGCAATAGAAGAACTGTTATGTCCGTGCGCTGGAATGATCCAGACGATTTTTACCTACCAAAAATCGAACACGTAGAAGACCAAGAGGGTATTTTAAAATACGGTGTCGTTCAAGGTGAACTCGCCGCGTTTGCATGTACCAGTAGAAGTCAAGCTCACCGCGTGGGTAAATGGACGCTACTTACAGAAAAGCTTGAGAGTGAATTGGTTAACTTCTCCGTTGGTGCTGAAGGAATGTATTCAAGACCTGGGGACGTTGTAGATATCTACGATGATTTCGTGACCCAACAGGGTTTTGGGGGAAGGGTTTTTGACTCTATTAGCGGTGGCTCCATCACTTTAGATAGGCTCGTGGATCTGCCTCTCGATCCATCTGCTTACGACTTAACGTTAAGCGTTCCTCAGTCGAATCGCGACCCATCTAGAGTCGGGGTGAATGGAGTAAATGACTCCTCGGAAATCGATGAGATCCGCACAACACAAAAAGAAACAAGAAGTGTCATTGGGGTATCGACTGTTAGTGGTCGCTGGACAAAACTTATTGTCAACCCCGCGTTCACTGACGCTGCGGTCGATTCGGTTTGGTCCCTCAAGGCTACAAACGCCTCTACTTCTGAAATAACTGGCGCTTCACAATTTAGAATTTTAGGGATCGCAGAGGCTGACGAAGGTAAGTTGGATATTTCAGCTATCGAATACCATTCTGGTAAGTTCATTGATGCGGAAACTAATTTCACCACGGCGGTAAACGTAGACGAAAACTACAGCTTACTTCCGCCAACAGCTCCAACTAATTTGAACTTATCTCTCGATAAGTTTGTTGACGGGGATGATTACGCGACCTTTATTGATATCACGTGGGACAAAAGCACGGGCCTAAACGTTATAGATCATATTGTGTCTGGGCGGCTCTCTACTGAAGATTGGGAAGAGCTTTACCCTAACGAAGAGGGCGATGGAGCGCAATACTACATCTACGGTACTGGAACCTACCAAGTATCCGTTCATGCCGTTCAGATTGGCGGCGCGGTATCTCCAGCTATTAGCGACAATATTTTTGGTAAAGGCGTTAGCCCTTACGGATCTGGAGTCGCAGCAGTACTCCCATTAAGCGGGGTTATCCTTGAAAACGCTGATTTCGGTTTTACCGATCAGTTCTCTGAATATGAGCCAACGTTTAGTTTCCCTACCCTCCCTTCTGGCGCGGGCGGTACAGACGATAGGCTGTCTTCGGCTTACGGTATTCGTTGCTTTATTAAAGATGACGTGGGGGCTCAAGTATCCAACACTCAAGGCGTGACCCTTAGCGAAGAGGTAACCATCAACACTTCGGGAATTTGGCCAAATGGTGAGGTTATCACGGGGTGGCCGCTAAGAGAGTTTACTATCGAAGCTAACCTTTATGATATCTTCGGTAACGCTTCCGATCCTGTAAGTTTAGATGTTTCTAACCCGCCCCCTGCGGCAGGTTCTGACATCGTTTTCCCTTTAGCTACAAGTGGATCATTCCATTACTCTATCACGCCTCCTGAAGTCGTTGATGACTTTAGCGGGGTATACTTTTACGTAAACAACACGAATAGTAAACCAGCTTCGCCGACAGCTACGGTAGCTTCCCTAAATTCCGAAGTTACTCACAACCTTAATATTAGTGGTGCGTACGTTTGGTTTGAGGTTGGGGATAATTTCTCTTCCGAAGGGTTGTATACTGAAGGGCCTTATCAAGTTGTTGCTCAATATGATCCTGTAGACGGCGAAGATGGTCAATCGACCGATATGGTTTTCCAAAGAGGGTCAGAAGTGCCTTCTACTCCATCAGGTTCTTCTAGCACTCCTCCAGTAGGGTGGTATAACGATCCTAATTCCGCCACGGGCGAAGGGGTATTGTATTCATCTGTTGGTACGAAAGCTTCTATTACGGCGAATTGGGTATGGAAGACCCCTATTCAAGTCGAAGGCGTTGATGGCGCTACAGCGTTTACGTTTGTTCCAAACTCTAATATGTATGCCAAAGGCACGACGATTAGAAAAATCTCGGGATCTACCCAACAATTCGACGGGAACGTTTCCTCCAAGGAATCTTATATTAACAGCGCTTACCTTTCTTTTACCTGTTCGACAAGTAGTGTTGACGCGAGCCTCGGTCTCAATGACGATCCGCAGCAAATTACAAATAATGGCGTAGGGATAAACTACAAGCTTTTCCTTGCTGACTCTGGGAATCTTTATATCACTGAAGATAATGTAAGTCAATATACTGGAACTTACTCTGCTTTTGACAAATTCTCTATTATTTATGACGGTAGTTTTGTAAAGTATTATCAAAATAATATCTTACTTAGAGAAGTTGCTGCTCGCGCTGGTCAAGAGCTTTATTTTGACTCCTCGTTTAGAGATATAGGTGAAACTATTGATAATGTTATTTTTAACCCATACGTATCTTCTCTTGCTACCTTAACTAGCGGAGCGTACATCGATATTATCGAAGGGACTAATGTTGTTCGAAGCGGCGGCACAGGAGGTTGGAATGCCCACGCTTACTCAGTCGTTCCGTATATCGGCGGAGCTCAAGCGAGGTTTACGGCAAAGACCGCAGACAAGGGGATAATGATCGGTTTAAACACCGACCCATTAACTAACGAAAGCTTCTCTTCTTTAGATTACGCCATATACTTAAAAAGCGATGGGAACTTAGATATTTGGGAAAGCAACTCTTTAGTCTTGGAGGACGTAGATACTTATCTCGTTGGGGATGACTTCTCTGTGATTTATGATGGAGGAAACGTAAAGTACCTAAAAAATTCATCCGAATTACACCTAACGTCGAACGTTGGTGAAAACAAGCTGTTTTATTTAGACTCCTCGTTTAATGATCTTGGTGGGGAACTTTCTAGTGTTCTTTTCTTTCCGTTTGGACCTAAAGGGTCTTCTGCCGTTAGTGCCGTTCTATCTAATGATAGTCATATTATTCCTACTGATTGGGAGGGTAATAGCCCAGACTTTAGCGGGGCAACGACGACTATAGAAATCAACCTTGGGGGTGAAGATGATACTAGCTCTTGGGTTTTCAGTAAGGTTGATCGTAACACCACTTCCGCGCTATCTGGCACAAACA